GATTTTTCAAAACAGACGTTCAGCTTCGTCAGTCGCGGCAGGCGGCGTATGACTTCATTGCCCGGAAGTCATTTAGCGATCAGCGTTGGATTGCAGAAAAATACTATGGCGGGCAGATGCCGTGGCTTAAATTCGGAGGTCAATATGACTGCTAAGGAATATCTTGGCCAGGCGTATCGGATTGATCATAGGATCAATAGCAAACTTGAGCAAGTTGAATCTTTAAGTTCGCTTGCGACCAAAGTAACTACAACCATGTCCGACATGCCACGAAATCACAACTCTAGTCATTCCACGATTGAAGAAACCATCGGAAAAATCATTGATCTACAAACAGAAATAAATATGGATATTGATCAGCTTGTGGACCTGAAACGTGAAATCGTCTCAATTATAAAATCCATTGAGAATAAGGAATATCAGACACTTCTTGAGAAACGATATCTTTGTTTTCTCTCCTGGGCACAGATTGCAGTGGATATGGGCTATAGCATCGAAAATGTTTTCAAAGCACACAGCCGAGCCCTATCTCAAGTGGTACTGCCAAAACTTTACAGTAAATTCCAGTGAAATACAGTAAGCTCTTCTGATAGTATTAAGCTAGCAAAAAAGAATTTGAACAGAGCCTTCGCGGGCAACAGTACCGCGGGGGCTTTTTGTTTGTCGGAAAGGGAGAGGTATTGATTGGCACCAAAAAAACCTAAAACACCTTGCTCCCACCCTGGTTGTCCCCTACTGACATCAGGTCGGTTCTGTGAAGAACATGCCAAACAGGAAGCCAAACGGTATGAGAAGTACGATCGTGATCCAGCAACCCGGAAACGCTATGGTCGGACTTGGAAACGGATCCGTGACAGGTACATTCATGAACACCCATTGTGTGAGCAATGTGAAAAGGATGGCAAGCTGGTCGCTGCCGATGAAGTTCACCATATCCTTCCTCTTCGTGATGGTGGCACGCATGATGAATCAAATTTGATGGCTCTTTGTACCTCCTGCCACTCGACAATAACCGCACGCGAAGGTGGTCGCTGGGGGTAGGGGCGGTCTGAATCTCTACAATCCGTAGCCATGGCTACGGAGGCGGAGCACCGTAAAAACTTTCGCGATTTCAAGAGGGTGATAGCCCTCTTTTCTTTTATGGGAGGTGACAAAGTGGCCAATGGACATGGCGGGGCAAGGGTCGGTGCTGGAAAGAAAAAGAAAGCACTGGCCGATAAGCTGCTCGATGGAAATCCTGGCAAGCGAAAGCTTGAGGTAATCGAGTTTGACGTCGACTCGGACCTAGAAGGTGTGGATATGCCACCGCCGCGTGAGTATATGTCAGCCAAACAACGCAACGGGAAAAACATGATCGCGATCGATGTGTATGAAAAAACCTGGGCCTGGCTCAATGAGCGTGGCTGCATCGCCTTGATCCCGTACCAAATCATGGAACAGTACGCGATGACCGTTGCCCGCTGGGTACAATGCGAAGAAGCGGTCTCTGAGATGGGCTTTTTGGCTAAGCATCCAACAACCGGGAATGCGATCCCCTCCCCCTTTGTGGCGATGAGTCAAAATTATCTGCGGCAGGCAAATAACATCTGGCTTCAGATCTATCAGGTGGTCAGAGAAAATTGCTCGACCGAGTATAAGGGATCGGCTCCGCATGATGACCTGATGGAGAAACTGCTATCAACAAAGGTGGTGTATTGATATGGCAAGTTTCGAAGTGAAAGTATTTCTGGCAGAGCTTATGAAGCATCGACTGAGTAAACAACAGATTAAAACCCTCCGCGGTCAGGCATTGTCTGGTGATCTGGCCGGGGCACGAAAGGGATTGGAACGTCTATCAATGAATAATCAATTCTTACAGAAATAATTTTGACAAAATCACTCCTCTTTTGTGTCATCGTTGATATAATTCAATAGAGCCTTTTGAGAGGAGTGAAAATGTTCATAGCTGATCGGGAATCCAATGCCACATCCATTTTGAATCTGGTGGATTCAGCAGAAGACCTTCTATATGCACTTTTTCAGCATAGCCCTGTTGGTACAATCATATTTGATGAACAGCTTAAATTGATTGAAGCAAATCAGGTTGTTTTCAGTCTGTTTAATCAACCCGAACTGGTGTTAGCAGGCAAATTGTTTGGGAATACATTCAATTGCAAAGTGGCTGTGGAATCTAATGGAATCTGCGGCGAGACATCAGAATGCCGCAATTGTAAATTGAGAAACTCATTGACTGATGTTATTCAGACCGGTATTGGCTTTGAAAACGCCGAATTGGAACACGTTTTCACTATTAATGGCCGAACAGACAAAATGTGGTTCTCAGTCAATGCAACACCCGTGAAGCATAGGGAAGATAACTATGCAGTTGTTTCATTGTTGAATATTACCAAAATAAAAAAGCGAGAGGAGAAGCTTGTTATTCTCGGAATAACTGATGAATTGACTGGCCTTTTCAATCGCCGATTCATATTGGAACAATTAGTAAACCAGTTGAAGCGAATAAATCAAGCACACGGCAAACTTTCTGTTGTTTTATTAGACATTGATAATTTCAAGAGAATCAATGATACGTATGGCCATTTGATAGGTGATGAAGTCTTGCGTGAATTTTCAGAAATCATCAAGTCAAGTATTCGGTACTCAGATTTTGCGGGAAGATATGGCGGGGAGGAATTTCTTGTAATTTTGCCTGAATGTGATCATCAAAACGGCCGCAAGTTATTTGAGAGAATCAGTAGCAAGCTGAACGATCATCAGATTCAAGGGATTCATGAACCAATTACGTTTAGTGCTGGCTTGGTTGAAGTAACTGGAGGGCCTGCCTTCAATACGGACAGTTACTCAGTGTTAGCCAAGGCAGATAAACTCCTCTACAAAGCAAAAGCTAACGGCAAGAACAGAATAGAATCATAGAACACTCAATAAACAATAATCATGCAAATAGAGCATTCGCTGTGGCGGATGCTTTTTGATTGGAGGTTAAATGAACCTACAGAAAATCCCAGCATCAAAAATCAACCACGCAGACTATAATCCCAGAAAAAACCTCAAGCCAGGTGATCCTGAGTATGAAAAGCTCAAGCGATCGATCGAGGAGTTCGGTTACGTCGAACCGGTCATCTGGAATAAACGGACTGGCAATATCGTCGGCGGTCATCAGCGCTTCAAAGTCCTGGTCCAGATGGGTGCGCAGGAAGTGGACTGTGTGGTCGTCGACCTGGATCCTGATAAGGAAAAGGCCCTCAATGTCGCCCTTAACAAAATCAGTGGTGAGTGGGACATTCCTTTGCTGACTGACCTGCTTAAGGATCTCGATGCCAATGGCTTTGATCTGTCACTAACTGGTTTTGATTTACCGGATCTGAACAAGATGTTTGGCGTTCCTGATACCAAGGAAGATGATTTCGATGCCGAAAAGGCGCTATCGGAAATCGATGACCCAAAGACGAAACTGGACGATGTCTGGCTACTTGGCAAGCACCGCTTGATCTGTGGCGACTCAACATCGCCCGAGGTCATCGCCAAACTCATGGACTTCCAAATGGCCGACCTAATCCTAACGGATCCTCCGTATAATGTCGACTACGAAGGTGGGACTGGTCTTAAGATCCAAAATGATAAGATGCAGGACGAACAGTTCCTGCATTTTTTATTGGAAGCGTTCAAACGCATGCATGAGTTTTCCAAGCCCGGTGCGGCTGCCTATGTCTTTCATGCCGACAGCGAAGGGTATAACTTCCGCAGTGCGTTCAAGTCTGCAGGGTATACGCTTCGCCAGTGCCTGATCTGGGTCAAAAACCAATTGGTCATGGGACGCCAAGATTATCAGTGGAAACATGAACCAATCCTCTATGGCTGGAAGGATGGTGCCAGTCATGCCTGGTATGCGGATCGCAAGCAAACCACCTTGGTTGAGTTTGACCGACCTCAGAAAAATCCGGATCATCCAACAATGAAACCGGTCGGGCTCTGCGGGTATTTTATCAAGAATTCCAGCAAGGAGGGCGACATCGTTCTGGACTCCTTTGGTGGCAGTGGCAGTACCTTGATCGCTTGTGAGCAGATGAATCGTGTCTGCTATACATGCGAACTAGATCCCAAGTATTGCGATGTCATTGTTAAAAGATCGATCGAACAGTTCGGAAATGATGGCTCCGTTTTTCTTGTCCGTGACGGGCAGAAAATACCTTACTCAGATGTTTAAAACCTCGTTGATATTACTTGCTATTCCTCGCCTCCAGAGTGATCTATGTACTTACAAAAAGTACAGGAGGTCAATGAAATGAGGATTCAATATCACGTCACAGGAGCAGAACGAAAGTCATTGGTAGCAGCAATCAGCCAGTTCCTGGATGCCCCATTGGAATACCTCGGGGCACCGACATTTGCATTCAAGGTGGGTGGTTACCACATCGACAAGAATGGCACGGTCACTGGCAAGGACAATCTGGAACTGGAAGATGCTCTATACCAGAAAGGTTTTAGTTCCATTGAACGCGAATATGATGAACCCGATACTTATGAAAGTGGGCTTGGTGTCCTGGCTGATGAACCATCCATACGTGAATCAGACATCCTGACCATTGAAATGCCGCTGGATGGATTCACGGATGAAAGCCTCGCCAACCTTGAGAAGCTGATCGCCAGCAAAGCAAACCTGATTAAAAAGGCAATTGGTATCGATGAACTCCCGATCGTACAGACGGACGAGACACTTCAGTTTCCCTGGTTTCCATACAATTCTTCAGTCGAGGAAATAACCGCATATGCTCGCTTCATTGGAGCATTGTGTAATGCAGCCAAACAACAAAAGCGCGTAACTGCCAGGGAGAAGATGGTCGAGAATGAGAAGTTTGCCTTTCGGGTTTTTCTCATTCGATTGGGTTTTGTGGGTGAAGAGTTCAAAAATATCAGGAAGCTTCTCCTACGAAACCTGGATGGCAATTCGGCTTATTCAAATGGAGGTCCAAAGAAAGCAACCAATTCATCTGAAACCGAGGTGTCCCATGAATAGCTTTCCTTCAACAGAAATGATCAATCGGCTTCGTGAACAATACCCCGTTGGTTGTCGAATCGAATTGGTGTGTATGAAGGACCACTACTCCAAGTTGAAGCCGGGTGACCGAGGTTCGGTGATGTTCATTGATAGCATTGGAACCATCCATATGAGATGGGACAGCGGGTCCACACTTGGTCTGATTATTGGCGAAGATCGGTTTCGCAGGGTTGTTGAATAGTCACAGTTATCTTATAGAATAATGTACTTTTTGACGAGTGATTATCTTGGACATTTTTGTTGCTATTATCTCCGGACAGAGTGATCTATGTACATAACAAAAGACGGAGGCGAGCAATATGTGGTCGAACGGAAAGATTGACGGAAATGAATTCCAAGTGAAGCATTTCGAAAACGGCTCAGAATATGGTATTGATGAGGGCCGGATTTCCAAGCTCGAGATCCGAAAGGACGGAAAGCTCCTGGTCAATTATGATCGTGGCTGGGATAAAAAGCCGAAGGATGCAGCGGTCAAAGCAGTCTATGAGATCATTTTGAAAAGGTACAACTGAGAACGACTTCATTCTGCATAGGGATTGATTCTCTCTGAAAAAAACAAGACCCCGGTTACCACGCCGAGGTCTTGTTAATGGAGGAGAATATGAAGGAGAAGGATGAATCGTCACTGCTCTTGTCTGCTCTGAACTCAGTGTAGTTTAAGGATGTGAAGTGCGATCGACAGAAGTGTGAAGAATCGGTGAATTGTTAAAATATACCCCCTAGAAAACAAACAACCCCTCGCATAATTTCGCTGGGGTTCTTGCTTTCTGTCACCTACCAAAGGTGCTATATGAAGAGCAACTCACTGCTCACAAGGTTAATATACACGCCGATTGTTATGAAGTTTTGAAAGTGAAGTGAAATTTATGTGAAATGGCCAAAGTATCATCAACGTACTTGATGGAGGGATGTTAAGTGGCAAGACCATCAAGACAGAAATTCAAGCCGTCGCAATTTATTCTCCCAACCTCCACCTACGACCCCCAACGTGCGGACTATGCCATCAATTTCATTGAAAACCTAAGGCATACGAAGGGTGAATGGTATAACCAGCCATTCCACCTACTGGACTGGCAGAAGGAAATCATCCGGAATATCTTTGGAGTCATCAAGCCAAACGGCTATCGGCAGTTCACAACAGCCTACGTCGAGATCGCGAAGAAGCAAGGAAAGACCGAGCTAGGCGCTGCCCTAGCTCTTTTCATGTTGGTAGCAGATGGTGAATTTGGTGCCGAAATCTACAGCTGTGCTGCCGATCGTGCTCAGGCGAGTCTGATTTACAACGTTGCTGTGGACATGATCAAGCTCAGCCCGGCACTGAAAAAGCGACTTCGGGTCATGGCATCACAAAAGCGAATCATCTACCCGGAGCGAAACTCGTTCTACCAAGTGCTTTCCAGTGAAGCCTACAGCAAGCACGGCATCAATCCACATGCGGTTTTGTTTGACGAAACCCATGTCGCCAATCGTGAAATGGTTCGGGTTATGCTGCATGGTGCATCGGATGCCAGGCGACAGCCGCTGAACTTTCTGATCACCACAGCTGGTAATGATTTAAACAGCATCGGCTATGAACTGCATCAAAAAGCGATCGATATCCTGGAAGGCAGAAAAACGGATCCAACCTTTCTGCCGGTGATCTATGCTGCCGGTGAAAATGATGACTGGACGAACCCCAAGATTTGGCGAAAAGCCAATCCAAGCTTGGGAATTACAGTCAGCGAAGAAAAGTTAGCAATTGCCTGCGAAAACGCCCGTCAGAACCCTGCTGAAGAGAACTCATTTCGCCAGTTGCGACTTTGCCAGTGGGTCAAGCAATCTATTCGTTGGATGCCCATGGAGAAGTGGGATCTGTGCGACTTCGAGGTTGATCTTGAGAAATTGAGTGGTCGTGAATGCTACGGCGGTTTGGACCTCTCCTCCTCTACCGACTTGACCGCATTTGTCCTGGTCTTTCCTCCAGCGGATGAAGATGACAAGTACCAGATCGTGCCATTCTTCTGGATTCCTGAAGATAACATCGGTATCCGGGTCAAACGCGATCATGTTCCATATGATACCTGGGAGAAGCTAGGGTTTCTTCAGACGACAGAAGGCAATGTGGTGCACTATGGTTTCATTGAAAGCTTCATTGATGTGCTTGGAACCAAATTCAACATCAAGGAAATAGCCTTTGATCGCTGGGGTGCTGTCCAGATGACGCAGAACCTGGAGGGGCTTGGCTTCACGGTCGTGCCTTTCGGACAGGGATACAAAGACATGTCACCGCCAACCAAGGAGCTCATGAAACTGACGTTAGAACAAAAGCTTGCACACAGCGGTCATCCGGTTCTGCGCTGGTGTATGGACAATATCTTTATTAAGACGGACCCAGCTGGGAACATCAAACCGGACAAGGAAAAGAGCACGGAGAAGATCGACGGCGCGGTAGCGACGATCATGGCCCTGGACCGGGCGATTCGAAATGGTGGTAATGTGGTTGGTTCTGTTTATGACAATCGTGGACTTCTCATTCTATGAATGGATGTTATCAGGCATATCCACCCCTCAAAATATCCAGTACGGTATATCCAAACTTGGCGAATTATCATAATTATGATAAAATGGTTCTAAACCTAGGGGGGTGTTGGATATGCCACAGATCAGACCCGTTTCCGATTTGAGAAACCATTTCACTGATATTTCGAGAATCGTGCATGAAACTGAAGAGCCAGTTTATTTAACCAAAAACGGCCATGGCGATATGGTCGTTATGAGTATAGAGGCATTTGAAAAACTCCAGTTTGAAAGTGAAATCTACTTCAAATTGAAAGAGGCTGAAATGGAAGCGAAGCAAACCAGTCAGAGGTTTTCACATAAGGATGTTTTCAACAGTTTGCGTCGTGAAGTTTTAAACCAGGCAGAGCAGAAAAATGTATAAGATCCAGTATCTTCCGCAAGCCAAAACTGATTTAGCGGAAATTGTTGGATATATTTCAACGGAATTGCATGCGCCAAAGGCAGCGTTGGATTTGCTGGATGATTTGGAACACTCAATAGAGATTTTGGAGAAATTTCCATATTCTCACCGTGTCTATCTTCCCATAAAGGCTTTGGAAAGCGAGTACCGAATCCTTCCAGTCAATAACTATCTTGTTTTTTATACAGTGATCGAGCAGGGAAAAATTGTTGAAATCAGTCGAATCCTTTATGGTCGGATGAATGTGGATTCACTAATCAAATAAAATTTCCGAAAACGAAATAGATATCATTTCAAGCGAAGCATCTGGCAACAGGTGCTTTTTCAAATTGCGGGAGAACTAAACGAAGGCTTTCAATGTCGATAGCTGTGAGATCTGACTGATAAAACAACAAACCCGTTCGAAAAAGTCTACTAGGCTCCAATTGCCGGTCGGCTTAATCAAACAGGCTCTAACCCAAGAATAGCCTGGTTTAAAAACCCAGTCAACAGGAGGAAAGTGATGCCGGTTCTTGACCGTATTTTTAAAGCCCGAGACAAACCCCAAAACTCACTTCTTGGTAACACCTATAGTTTTTTCTTCGGCAGCACGCCAAGCGGCAAAACCGTCAACGAACGTTCCGCCCTGCAGACCACCGCCGTCTATGCTTGTGTCCGGATCCTGTCTGAAACCATCGCCAGCTTGCCGCTTCACACTTACCGGTACACCGATCGTGGCAAAGATAAGGCGTTGGATCATCCATTGTATTACCTATTGCATAGCGAACCCAACCGAGAGATGACTTCATTCGTGTTTCGAGAAACGCTGATGAGTCATCTTTTACTTTGGGGGAATGCCTATGCCCAGATCATCCGTGATGGCCGGGGTCGAGTGCTGTCACTTTATCCGCTGCTTCCGGACAAGATGTTGGTCGATCGGGCAACGACAGGCGAGATCACTTACCACTATCAGACCGATCGCGGCATGTATGTGCTCAGAAGTGATGAGGTGCTGCACATCCCTGGGCTCGGATTCGATGGATTGATAGGTTACTCGCCGATAGCAATGGCTAAAAATGCGATCGGAATGGCAATCGCCACAGAAGAATATGGCGCAACATTCTTCGCCAACGGGGCCAATCCCGGTGGTGTCCTGGAACATCCTGGGATCGTCAAGGACCCCAAACGACTGCGAGATAGCTGGAACGCTGTCTATCAAGGAAGTAGCAATGCACATCGGATTGCTGTTCTGGAAGAAGGTGTCAAATTCTCACCGATCGGGATCCCTCCTGACCAAGCTCAGTTTTTGGAAACAAGGAAATTTCAGATCAATGAGATCGCACGAATCTTTCGAGTGCCCCCTCATATGTTGGCTGATCTCGAGAAATCAAGTTTTTCGAACATCGAACAGCAGTCGCTGGAATTTGTGAAGTACACCTTGGACCCTTGGGTCATCCGCTGGGAACAGGCCATTCAGAAAGCTTTGTTCCTGCCATCGGAGAAACAGCAGTACTTTGTGAAATTCAATCTGGACGGTCTGCTGCGCGGGGATTATCAGAGCCGGATGACTGGTTATGCAACTGGTCGCCAGAACGGCTGGTTATCCAGTAATGATATACGCGAATTAGAAAATCTCAACGCGATACCACCGGAGCTGGGTGGGGACCTCTACCTGATCAATGGCAACATGACAAAACTTCAGGACGCAGGCGCATTCGCGTCAAAGAATAGTTCAAAGGAGGAAACAAATCTTGAATCGAAAGTTTTGGAACTGGATCAAGAACGAAAACGGCCGCACCTTGCACCTTGAAGGTCCCATTGCTGAAGAGAGCTGGTACGGCGATGAGGTTACCCCGAAGCAGTTCAAATCCGAGCTGATGAATGAAACCGGCGATATCACCATCTGGGTCAATAGTCCGGGCGGCGACGTCTTCGCCGCAGCTCAAATCTACAATATGTTGATGGACTATCCCGGCAAGGTGACGATCAAAATCGATGGACTTGCTGCCAGCGCTGCGTCAGTGATTGCCATGGCCGGGGGCGAGGTCCTGATGTCACCGGTAAGCATGCTCATGTGTCATAACCCGATGACGATCGCATTCGGCGACACAGTCGAGATGGAAAAGGCAATCGCCATGCTCAGCGAAGTCAAGGAATCGATCATCAACGCCTATGAGTTGAAAACGGGCATGTCCCGAGCCAAGATCTCACGCCTTATGGACAACGAGACCTGGATGAACGCCAAAAAAGCTGTTGAGTTGGGTTTTGCAGACGGGATACTGTATTCAGATTTCAGCAGCTCGCAGGAAGGAGAAGGCATCATCTTCAGTAACTTAACCGTGACCAATTCACTCATGCGAAAACTACCCCAACGACCCAAACTACCGGACCCGGAACCACAACCCAACAACCACATCCCATCCACCACCGTAGAGTCGCTCGAGAAGCGGCTTTTTTTGATTCAGCCTTAAGGAGGGCATTTTGATATGAACATGATTTTGGAACTTCGCGAAAAGAGAGCAAAGGCCTGGGATGCTGCCAAAGCATTTCTGGATAGCAAACGCGGCACCGACGGCCTGATCAGCGCCGAAGACACCGCCGTCTATGACAAGATGGAAGCTGAGGTCGTCAGCCTTGGCAAAGAAATCGATCGTCTGGAACGCCAGCGTGCTTTGGACCTGGAACTGAACCAGCCGGTCAACAGCCCGATCCGAAACGTCCCGAATGGCACTGGCCAGGATACCAAAACCGGTCGGGCTTCGGATGAGTATCGATCCGCATTCTGGAAAGCCATGCGCAATAAAACCCACTTCGATGTCCAAAACGCCCTGCAGATCGGAACCGAAAGCGAGGGAGGCTTTTTAGTACCCAGCGAATTTGAGCGTCAGCTGATCGCTGCACTGGAGGAGCAGAACATTTTCCGTCAGTTGGCGAATGTGATCACTACCTCGTCCGGCGATCGCAAAATCCCTGTTGTCGCCAGCAAAGGTACTGCCAGCTGGGTCGATGAGGAAGGATTGATTCCAGAATCGGACGATGCCTTCACCCAGGTGACGATCGGTGCGTACAAATTGGCAACCATGATCAAAGTCTCCGAAGAGCTTCTCAATGACAGCGTTTTCAACCTAGAAAGCTACATTGCCAGGGAATTTGGTCGTCGGATCGGTGCCAAAGAGGAAGAAGCTTTCTTCATTGGTGATGGTTCCGGCAAGCCGACCGGTATCTTCAATGCCACTGGCGGTGCTCAGGTTGGTGTGACAACCGCATCGGCAACTGCCATCACCACGGATGAACTGATCGATCTGTATCATTCCTTGAGAGCGCCGTATCGTAAAAATGCAGTGTTTGTCATGAATGATGCCACTGTCAAAGCGATCCGAAAACTCAAGGACGGCAACGGTCAGTATTTGTGGGACACTTCGCTCAAAACCAATGACCCTGATACCATTCTTGGCATCAAAATAAAAACCGCTGCTTCTGCACCCACGATCGCTGCCAGTGCCAAAGTTATCGCCTTTGGTGATTTCAGCAACTACTGGATCGCCGATCGCCAGGGCCGTTCCTTCCAGCGTCTGAACGAATTGTATGCCGCCAACGGCCAGGTTGGTTTCAGAGCTACCCAGCGTGTCGATGGCAAGCTGATCCTGCCTGAAGCGATTCAGGTCCTGAAGATGAAAGCGTGAGGGGAGTAAAAAATGAGTAACGTCAAAAATTATACCGAACAGGGTGGTGAAAAAACCGTCATTGGTGGCACTCTGGAAATTGCGGAGGGTGGACAGGTCCTTGGCCTGTTCACCCCTGCCGCTTTCCAGGCAGATAGTGTGGCCGCCGATGTCCCTGGGCTGGTCACTGATTTCAATGCACTACTGGGCAAACTTAAAGCCGCGGGATTGATGGCGGCTGAATAATTGTTGCAGAATTGGAGGTGAGCGATCTGCTTGTCACATTAGAAGAAGCCAAATTGTATCTGCGTGTCGATGGTGTGGAGGATGATTCGCTCATCCTCCATTTCATTTCCACCGCAGAGGGTATTTGCGAAGATGTCTTGAGACGATCCTTGGCTGAATTTGACCCCGTCCCAGAGATCCTGAAAAACGCGGGGCTGTTTCTGGTCGCCAATCTCTATGAACAACGCGAAGCTGCCAACATCCCTGACCTTCTGGATTTCACCCGGCGGCTGCTGCAGCCCTATCGATTGGATGGGTGGTAATGATGAAAATTGGCGAGCTCGGCAAACGAATCACCCTTTTGCAGATTACCACCACCATCGATGAAAACGGCTTTGCCCGAGACGCAGAAGCGGAGCTGGCTACCGTATGGGCTGCCGTGTCCAATCTTCATGGCAAGGAGTACTTTGCCGCCAAAGCGGTCCAGGCTGAAAGCACGGTCAAATTCACGATCCGTTATCGGTCCGGAATCACGACTAATATGAAGATCCGATTCCAGGACCGACTGTTTAACATCATCGACATCGATGACATCAAGTACCGAAAAAAGTATCTGGAAATCAAGGCGTTGGAGGTGTTGCTCAGTGGCCAAAATTGAACTTGAAGGAATGGATGAACTTATCAGCAAGGTCAATAAACTCGGAGCCAAAGGAATGGAGATCAAACAGAAGGCACTGGCACGAGCCGGGAAACTGGTAAAGGCCAGTATGGAATCCAAAGCGCCCAGGTCGGGCCAAAGCAAAACCCACATGGCAGACAACATAGCCGTTTCGGACATCAAGCAGGAAAACGGGGTGGATTTCGTCCAGGTCGGACCGACCAAAGGCGACAACTCCCCGTTTTTCTATAGCAAATTCACCGAGTGGGGCACATCGAAGATCCCTGCCCAGCACTGGGCCGAAAAGTCCGTTCGAGAGAACAAAGGCCCGATCAACAAAGCGATCCGGGAGGAACTGGAAAGAGGCATCAATGGTGATTAACAAACTCGTTTTGGATTCCCTGGCTTCTGCTGGCGTTCCGGTTGCCTTTCAGAAATACACCGGCAAAGAAAGCACTTATATCACCTTCCATGAATACCTGCAAAACGGCGAGGAGTTTTCCGAAGATCAGGAGAGCCACACCGGACACTACATCCAGATAGACATCTGGTCGAAATCGGATTATACCGCGTTGGTTGTGTCAATCAAATCTTTGCTTCTGGCTGCCGGGTTTCACCGTCTGAACGAAGCGGATTTCTACGAGCCGGACACTGGGATCTACCACAAAGGGCTTAAATTCTTTTATCTCGAATCACAGGAGGACACCTAAATGGCCAGACAAATCGGTCTTAGAGATATTCACATTGCACTACTGACCAAAGACGACAACACCGGGGCTACTTATGCCACCCCAACCAAACTGGAACGCGCGATCAGCGCCAAGCTCTCCCCGAAGGTCAATTCGGAGAACATCTATTCAGATGACACCGTCGAGGATGTGATCACTTCCTTTGACAGCATCGAGGTCGAAATTGAACTGAACCAGCTTTCCCTCACCAGCCGCGCCACCTTGCAGGGTGCCTCGGTTGTAACGGGGGTCCTGATCGAAAGCAAGCAGGACCTGGCTCCGACTGTGGCCCTGGGCTTTAAGTCCAAAAAGCATAACGGCAAGTACCGCTTCGTCTGGCTTCTAAAAGGCAAGTTCGAACTGGCAGCCGATGAATATGACACCGAAGCGGATAAGCCCGCACCGAAGACCGCCAAGCTCAAAGGTACCTTCTACTCGCGGGATTTTGATGGCAACTTCCGCTTCATCGCCGATGAGGACGAGGTCGGAATCGATCCGGCGATCATCTCCGGTTGGTTCACCGCGGTCCCTGCTGAACCAGTTACCGCCCCGTAACGATGGAGGTATTTTGACTTGAAAGCTTCAGAATTAAAAAACAAAGGCATCCCCTTCTCACTCGGCTGTAAGGATTATGAAATCAAGCTCAACATGAATACCTTCTGTGAGCTGGAAGATGTCTATGGTGACATCAACCTGGCCTTTGAGGATTTACAGAAAATGAAACTCAAAGCCATCCGTGCCCTGATCTATGCCTCGATCAAGGTTGAAGATGAAGGTATTTCGCTGCGACAGGTCGGTGAGCTTCTGGAGCTGAGCGACTTGGAACGGTTGGGGGCGGCGATCAACGAAGCACTCGATAAGGCCATGCCCGAAGCAGAGGATCCAAACTCGGGGGAATCGATAGCCACTTAGAGTCCAACACCTGGGACTGGGAGTGGCTTTATTATCTGGCGACCAATCTTCTCAAAATGACCGAGGATCAGTTTTGGCTCAGCACACCTAAAAAACTCCAGGCGCTGTACAAGGTCTATCGCTCGGTGCACGGGTTTGATCTGGATGATGCCACCGACACCATCGACAACATCTTGTTTTAGAAAAGAGGGAACCTATCAATGGCCGGAGATACCAATACCGTCATTGCCCGGATCGGACTGGACGATCGCGGGTTTCAGGAAGGTGTTAGCAAAATCCAACGAAGCTTGAAAGTGGTCCAGAGCGAGTTCGCTGCTGCCAGCGCCGGTTTGGGTGACTTTGGGAAATCAACGGAGGGTTTGAAGCTGAAAGCAGATAGCCTCAACCGCCAGGTGGATATCCAAGCCCAGAAGGTTCGCGAGCTGGAACACGCCTATCAAGCCAGTGTCCGGGCTAAGGGTGAAGACGCCAAAGCGACTGAGAACCTCAAAATCAAGGTCAATTACGCCACCGCCGAGCTCAACAAAATGCAGCAGGAGCTGCAGGAAACCACTCGGGAACTCGACCTCAAAAGCTCGGCCTGGTACAAGCTTTCCCAGAACATGGATGCCGCCGGAAAGAAAATGAAGGTTTTTGGCGATAAGCTCTCCTCGGTTGGCAAGACGCTCTCAACGGCTGTGACCTTGCCGATCTTAGGTATTGCCACTGCTTCGACAAAACTGGCGATGGATGCGGTCGAATCTGAGAACCTGTTCGAAGTGGCGATGGGTGATATGGCGGACTCGGCCCGTAAGTGGTCAGATGAAACCTCTAAGGCACTCGGGCTTAATGCCTATTCGGTTCGAAAGAACGTTGCCACTTACAACGCCATGATGACCTCGATGGGCCTTTCCGATGATGAATCCCTAAAACTATCCGAAACCTTGACTCAACTGTCCTATGACATGGCATCGTTTTATAACCTGAGCCCGGATGAAGCGTTCAACAAGCTAAAATCCGGTATCTCCGGTGAAGCGGAGCCTTTGAAAGCCCTTGGTATCCTGGTGAATGAAAACACGGTCAAAACCTATGCCTATGCCAATGGGATTGCCAAGCAGGGCGAAGCACTGACTGAAGCCCAGAAAGTCCAAGCCCGGTTTGGTGTGATCATGGAATCGACCAAAAACGCCCAGGGCGACCTGGCCCGGACGCTAGATAGCCCGACCAATAAGCTGCGGATCATGCAGGAACAAGCCACTCAACTGGGGATCCAGTTCGGCCAGATCCTGATCCCGGTATTGGAGAAAATCATCAGTGTCATAAAGCCCCTGATGGACGCATTTCAGGGGCTTTCCAAAGAGCAGCAGGAGCAAATCGTCAAAATCGCCCTCGTTGCAGCCGCTGCCGGACCGGTGATCGGGATTGTCGGCAAGATCATTTCGGTCATTGGCGGGATCTCCACTGCTATCGGTGCCATTTCCGGTGCTTTAGCATCGGTTGGTGGCATCAGCGGTGCTTTGGGTGCGGCCTTTACGGCACTTACCGGTCCGATCGGGCTGGTGATCGCCATCATTGCAGGTCTGATTGCCGTGGGCATCCTTCTATATACGAACTGGGATACCGTCAAACAAA